CGATTTTAAATTTGCTGGTGAAATTATTTCAAGTCAAGAGTTGGTGTGGGTAAAGAAACGCAATAATGGATTAAAATTTGTACAAATTAAAGAAGTGGAGATATGAAATTAGTGAAATGTTTAGATAACAATCGTGTAGAAGATTTCTTAAGTATTGGAAGAATTTATGAAGTAATTGAAGAGGATTCAACTCATTATAAGTTAAAAAATTATCACTCTCTTTGTACATTTTTTAAAGAAAGATTTGAAATAGTAAATAGAGATAAAATATATGAGTTATGGACGTAAAATGTATTGATAATGGAGGTTGTAAATATGCTTTAACTGTTGGTAAAATTTATGGAGTAATTCATAACGATTTAAAATGCTATAAAATTATAGATGATCAAGGTGATAGTAGAAAATTTTACAAATGGAGATTTGAAATAATTACTACAATTATGGAGGTAAAGTGTATTGATACAGGAGGATGGAATTTATTATTAACAATTAATAAAAATTACAAAGTACTGTCTATGTATAAAAGAGATTATGTCATTATTGACGATACTGGTAGTTTTTCTTTTTTTGAAAAAAGACGTTTTATAAAAATAAATGCGTGCAAGATTTATGAATTATGGGCTTAAACAAAATAAAGTATGATTTTTGAAGCGTTAAAGCTTCTTCATGTGTGTAACAAGAACAATCTAATGGTTGAAGAATTATTTATTCTACAAACCATATTTGATTACCAAACTAATGTTTCCGAATTAAAGAAAGATTATGTCAAAGAATTAGAAAAGAATTATTTAGAGTATTATGCTAAGTTTTCTGGAAAGTATGACGTTGGTGGCATGTATGAAAAAGATATTTCTTGGAAAAACTACATTGAGAAGCTTATAAGAGATGGTTGGATTGAAGACTATAGAAGAAATAAGAATAGTTTTAAACTCTCTGAATTAAGAGTAAGTGAAGAATTTTATAATGTATTTGTTGGTGATAAATCAGATGAGGAGCTGTTTGAAATAGCTATGTCTATTTATCCCAATAAATATATTACACCATTTGGCACTACTTTTCCTAATTTTAACTTTACAACAAAAGAAAGAAAAGATTTGTTTGAAGAGTTTAAAAAGAAAGTATTGAGTGGAAACAGAAAAGCTAAATGGAATGAGTTCTTAATGATTACTGCTTCATTGTATGAAAATCCAGAAGACTTTAGTCAATTTTCTTCCATGAAGTTCGATAAGTATATCACTACTTTTTATCAAAATTTAGAATATTATAAAACATTAATTTAATGATGGTAGAATTAATAGATTTTTTTGGTGGAGATACAAATCACGCCAATGTTGCTAGGGTTTCCTATGCTAAAGAAGCAAAAAATTATACAGAAGAACAGAATGCAAAATTAATAAAGTATTTAATAGAACATCAACATACATCTGTATTTAGACATAGTACCTTACAATTTAGAATTAAGTGTCCGATTTACGTGGAAAGGCAATTAAGAAAGCACGAAATCGGAATAGAAATTGGACTACCACCAGAGCCTAACAGCTCTATCAATAGCATTAGTGGTAGATATGTAGATTTTAGTGACAGCTACACTACTATTAAAGAATGGCGAAAACAGTCTAAAAGTAGTAAGCAAGGGAGTGAAGGATTAGTAGAAGACCAAGAAACATGTGACGCAATACAAAAAACAGTTATTAATCAATGTAAAAGGTCTTATGAACAACTTTTAAATCTTGGAGTTTCAAAAGAACAAGCACGTTCTGTTCTCCCTTTATCATTAGAAACAGAGTTTATTTGGACAGGCTCTTTCTTAGCTTTTATACACATGTGTAATTTGCGGCTAAAAGAAGATACACAGAAAGAAACGAGAGATCTAGTTAGAAAAATGCTAGAGTTAGTAAAAAATATAGAGGGAAATCCTTTTAAACATACAATAGCTGCTTTTTCTTTGTAAACATTTAATGAAATTAAACAATGGAATACTTAGAACATATAAGAGCCTTAAAAGAAAAGTTAAAAAATCCTGTAAAAGGTATTCCTATTAGTTTTCCTACATTTAGAAAGTATTACCCGTATTTTGAGAAAGGGCATAGAATATTATTAGCTGCAGACACGGGTACGACCAAGGCTCAGCCAAATTCTGCTGTAATTTATACACCAGAAGGATATAAAACTATGGGAGAAATACAAGTAGGTGACTATGTAATAACTAAATCAGGAGAGCCTACAGAGGTACTTGAAATTTATCCTTTTGATAATTTAGATATTTATAAAATTACTTTTTCAGATGGAACATCAACAGAATGTTGTGAAGATCATTTATGGGAAGTAAGGGCTAGATCTAAAAATAAATATGATATACGAAGTACTAAAGAATTATTAAAATTAAAACTTATTGGAAAAACACCTAAAAATAATATAAGATATGAATATACAGTAGATTTGTGTGAAGAAGTTCAGCATACTCAAAAAAATTTAAGTATAAAACCTTATCTTTTAGGATATTTGTTAGGTAATGGTTGTTTTGGGCACGTGACTTCTATAGTAAGTCATATAAATGATTTAGAAGAAATAATTACATATTTAAATCTTACGAATCATTTTACCTTTACTAGACAAAAATTTCAACCTACTTTACCTAATAATGCAAGAATAAATATTTCTAATAAAATAAAACCTATTTTAGATAATTTAAACCTTTTAGGAAAGAAGTCTCAAAATAAGTTTATTCCTGAAGAATATTTTTATTCTACTATAGAAGATAGGTATGATTTACTTGCGGGATTATTAGACTCTGATGGATCTATTAATGATTCAGGGCATAAGTGCAAAATAAGATACTCATCTACTTCTAAACAATTAGCTTTAGATATACAAAAATTAGTAAGAAGTTTGGGAGGTATTTGTACAATAGTTGAATGCACAAGTGATCAATATAAAAATAATGTTATATACAATTGTAGTATAAGAACTAGAAAAAACCCTTTTAAGTTAAAAAGAAAATCAGATGTTTTTGATAAAGTAGGAGGTTTTTCGTACTTTTTTAGAAAAGGTATTGCTAATATAGATTATGTTGGTAAAAAAAACAGTAAATGCATTTTAGTTAAAGACTCTTCTCATTTATACTTAACTGATGACTATACTGTTACCCATAATACTACGTTAACTATTAAATGTTTTATTCTTGATATAATAGCTTATTGTGTTAATAATCCTACAGTTAGTGCTAAAATATATTACTTTTCTATTGAAAATCATAGAAGTGTAGTTATTAGTAAATTTTATCTTTATTTAATAGCAAAGTATTTGGGAAGAGAATACACTCTTACAGAGTTAATGAATCCTTCTCAACAACAAACTATTGATGATATAGAAGCTATGACACCTAAAATGGAAAAAATAAAACAAAGTTTAGTAATAATAGATTCTATACATGCTCCTACAGAAATTTATCAGTATATGATAAAAGAAATGGAGCAGTATGGAAAATTAACTACTAACTCTAAAGGAGAAAGAACTTTTACTTATTTTAATCCTGAACAATATGTTTTTTGTATAACTGATACTATCAACGCTCTTAATCCTGACCCAGGTTTAAGTGAATATGATAGTATTAAAAGATGGAGTAAAAATTATTGTAAATTAGGGCTTAGTAATATATACTCTACGATTGTTATTAATATATCTCAGCTAGATAACTCGGTTAGGGCTAATATGTATGCTAATACAGGACAAAGAGTGGAAGAAAAACATGAACCAACTTTAGGACAATTAGCTGATGTAAAGTCTACTCCGGCTGATCATACTCTTGTTATGAGTTTATTTCTACCTTATAGATACGGGATAAACACTTATATGGATTATGATATAAAAAGACTAGATAATCATTATATCAGACTAAGTATTATTAAGAACAACTTTGGTTTAGCTGGTAGAGAAGTAGGTGCTCATTTGTACTTTGATGGTAACAAAGGTGATTATGAAGAACTCCCAGATGCAGCAGATAAAGCTGCTGTTGATGCTTTTTTAGATAAGAAAGGAATAGGAAAACTTGTAGCTAATTCAGGTGCAAAAAAAGTTGATAAGTTCTTGATTTAGAACTTATTAATTAGTATATTTACGTATAAAAACAATCAATTATTAACATGTTCGACTTAACATTTGATGTTCAGAAACCTACAGTTTTTGAACCAAGATTTTTAATCTTGTATTCAACCCCTAAGGCTGGGAAAAGCTCAAATTTATTACAATTACCAAAATCTTTACATATAGATTTAGAATCTGGCGGAGGGTTTTATGAAGGTAATAATATAGACGTTTCTAAATTAGCTAAACAAGTACAAAAACATCCTATAGCAATTCTTAGAGAATTAGTTACAAAAATTAAAGAAGCTAATATTGCTAATAATAATGTTCCTGTATATGATTTTATAACTTTAGACAGTGCAACAATTTTAGAAGATTACGCTGCTTTATTAGCTACTCAAACTTATAAAGCTTCTAAAATAGGTGCAACTTTTTCAGGTAAAAATGTAGTGACTGATCTTCCAAATGGCGGAGGGTATTATTTTTTGCGTGAAAGTTTTGAAGAATTATATACTCCTTTTATAGAACTTGCTGGAAAGTGTTTTACACTTGTAGTACATACAAAAGATAATGTAATTAATAAAGATGGTAAAGATTCTACTGTAGCAGAACTTAATCTTACTGGTAAATCTAAAATGATTACTGCTTCCAAAGCAGATGCTATTGGTTTACTTTATAGAAGTAAAAAAGAAAAAAATACCAATATTCTTTCTTTTGTAGGAGGAGACTCTAATCCTTCTGTAGGATGTAGATTACCATATTTAGCTAATAAAGAGTTTGTCTTATCTACATTTGAAGATGGTGTGATAAAAACAAATTGGGAAACTATATTCCCTTCTATTAAATAATTTAATTTTTTTTCAAACAATAAAACAAAACAAAACAAAAACAATGGACTTGAAAGAGATGATGTTGACTACAGGTCAATTTATGACAGTAGCAAATGTAAAAAATGGAGGAAGTTTGGAAGACAAGATTGTACTTGCTGGTGCAACTCCAGTAAAAGTAAAATTGAATGTATCTAAAGTAGAAAAAATCAAGTTTGATTTGAGATATACTTATGATGCTACTAAGCAAAAAGGTAAGTTTGACCTATCACAAGATTTCTTTGATTCAGTAGCTGGTTTGAATGAAAAAGGCACAGGATTTAGTGAGTTCTACATTGCTGGTACTAATCAAACAGTGTTAGTATTGTGTACAGAAGGCGTAAGTAATGATTATGGTGTAACTCCTAAAATTCTTAACTCTAAAAAAGGAGATAAAAAATCTTTAGGATTTGTAGCGGTATCTCTTGAGTTTTATGCTCAAAAATCAGAGTTATTCCCTAAAAATGAGGCTGGCACATGGTTATTCAATTTACCAGAAACTGCTTTGCCAGGTGTTTATTCTATCGAACCTGCTACTATTGAGCTAGAGGGTACAGTAGAAGATAATTCTCCTGCAATAACTGAAAATATTGTAGCTCCAGTAGAAAGTGTATGTGAAGAAGAACCTGTTGTAGATGTACCTTCTGATATTCCTGCATGGGTACAAGCTGATGTAACTGCTGAAGTTACTGCTCAAGAAGAAGCTATCGCTAATTTTGAAAGCAATACTCCTGCTCCTTCAATGGTAGATTATGCTAATCAAGTTTTAGCATCTATTTAATTTATAAATACCCTTGAAATATAGGGTATTTTTTCTTTTTTTTTAATTTTAAAATAATAATAATTTATGTTTCAGGCTAACACTAGAAAACAAACAGAAAGTACAGGTAAACAATATTTATATGAAGTGGCTCCAGATGGTATCTGGAAAGGAATGAGAGTCTTAGATTGGAAGTTGTCTGATGATAAAAGAAGTATTTCTTTTGAAATGATTCAGGAAACAAGTGGTAAATTTCACACAGAAACATTTTACTCTCCAAACTTTGTAGAATCTGCTGATAGAAAAGCAGATAGTGCTAAAAGAATAGAGATAATGCTTTCTCAATTAGAGGATATGTTTAGTGCTCTTGTACCAGCAAATAATAATAATGGTACAAGATGGGGTACAGATTCTCCTGCTTTTGAAACATTTGAAGAGTTCTGTAACTTTTACACTAATCAAATAGATAAAGAGAAAATGCCATTGTTTGATTTCAAAGCCCTATACAAAGCAGGAATAGTTTATAAAAATGCTGGAGATAAATTTGCTAAAGCTCCTAAAAGAGAAAGAGGTGGTCAACCTTTTATTTCTTCAGAGTATTTACCTAGAACACTATCTGCTGATTATGATACTAATGAGGGTAGAGGTAACTACAGAAAATATCTAACATTTAAAACAGAAGAATTAGAAGCTACTGTAGTTGATGATTTACAAATACCTGCTAGTCAAATAGGTGGTACTGATTCTCTTCCATTTTAATATTACTAATTAAAAAGGAGATGTTAAAGTCTCCTTTTTATTTTTATGTTTCAAGCGAATAAGCAAATATTCAAAACAAGTACAAAAGCTTTATTAGAGACTGTAAATCAATTACATGTT